GGCCGTCGCCACCGCGACATTGAGGTGGAGCGCCAGCGACTTGAGTCGCTTCGAGACCTCCGAGACATGTTGCTCGCGGGTCTCGTTGGACCCGAGCGCCCGGAGGTGAATGAGTTGGATGTAATCGACGATGATCAAATCCGCCTTGTCCTTCGCCACCAACTCCCGAGCCGCCCCATTGATCGCCTCCCACTCCGTCAAGTTGCTCTCGACCTCGAGCGGGTAGTGCGCCAGTTCCTGAGCGTAGGCCGTGAACTTGTTCGACATCCCCTGCGACTTCTCCCCTTCGCGGTTGCTCATGCGAAGGATGCCGACCGGAAACCCACACATGGCCGAAAGCATCCGCCCCACGACCTGAGTCGCCGGCATTTCGAGCGAGAAGACCGCCACGCGCTTGCCAGCCCGCAGAGCATGGAGCGCCATTTGGAGGAGCATGATCGATTTGCCGCCCGATGTCGGCGCCGCCACGGTCAGGAGTTCCCCGCGCTTCAGGTGCGCCACGCGGTCCAGCGATCCGATTCCCGAGCCAAAGGTCTCCACCGGCTCGGTCTTCTCCAGGTCGGCAATCAACCCGTCGATGAGTTGCTTCATGCCCACGCGGGGCGTCTCCTGCATGGCCGCCGCGCCGTTGAGCGCCTCCGCCACCGCTGCGATGTCGCCCTCCTGTCGGAGAAACGCATCCTCAGCCTTGCGGATCGCTGCCAGCGCCGTGCGGTAACGCCTAGCATCCATGAGCGCCCCGCGATGCCATGCCGCCGTCTTCGGGTCGCCGGTCGGCATCACCGTGTGCAGGTCGATCAACTCCATCATCCCCCCTGCCGCCTCGATTTGCCCATCGCGGTCGAGTTGCGCCTGCACCGCCATGAAATCCGTCGCCACCCCGTCCTCGTGCAGCTTGCGGATCGCCCCGAGGATGATCTTATGCTTCTCGTAAAAAAACAGGTCATCCGGCCATGACATCGCGTCCAGATTGGCAAAGTTTTGAAGAAGGCAGCTGATCGCCGCTCGTTCTGCCGGTTCGTTCAGAGGGATCGCCGCCTTCGGCATGGGAATGATCTTTTCCATGATTGCATTCATAGGGACATGGGGGCTGGCGCGTTGCCGTAGGCAACCGCCTTATTTATCTTCTCTTCTCTAGTCCCGTTTTTGTCACGGTGAGGGCGTGACATTTTCGTGACAGCTTCGTGACCGCGTTGCTTCCACTTTCTCTGTGTCGCAAGTGCTCGCTCTTTAGCAGTTTGGCTATTGTGTCGGTCGAAGTTCGTGAACTCGATTTTGTCGCCTTTGATGCGAATCCAACCACAATTTGAGAGCGCTTCGTCGAAGTTGTCGACTCGTGTGATTTCACGAATGACACGCAGTGCCGTGACACTTGTCACGCCGTCACCGTGACAATTCCGTGACGCCCAAGCCCACACCTTCACGAGCTTCCCGACCACCGCGTCGAGATCCAGGCCGGTGTGGTCAGCAATCGCCGCCACCTCGACCTTCTCGTGCAGGTGGTTCTCTACCTTAATCCATTCTCCGGCCATGATTATTCTTGTCCTTCCATTGTAAAAAGTTCCTCTATCAAAACGCGAAAAGCTCGCTCGGCTGTGGCAGGCACGACTCCGTTGCCGAGGAGTCGCAGTTCGTCGGTTCGATTGTCACAGGAGACGCACAGCTCGGCATAACCCAGCCTATCGGCAGGCCCATGAGCGTCTCGACCCAGCGCGGGTTCAGCTTGGCTGTGTTGTTCATCGCTCCGACTTGGCCGTGCAGTCCAATGTCCTTGCCTCGCGCTAATCTCGTCTCTGCTTTCTCCTCGCCACCCACTCTCGGCGTTGCCCATTGCTTCTCCACTTCGTGCAAGACTTGCGTCTGAATCGGCTTGTGAAGGTTCACTCCCTTCTCCGTCTGCTGGTATTCCGCTCGCTTCGTCCATTGCTCCGTGTTCTCCGGCGGTTGGTAGCAAAACGCATTTGGCGTCGCCCACATCTTCACCTGCGCCGTCAGCGGCATGGTCGCCACATCGCCCTTGGCCTGCCTCGCCGCCCATGTCTCTGGATTCTCGTCCGTGGTCTTGCCTGCTCTCGGCGTTGCCCACAACCCTTGGCGGCTCCCATCCGTGCTGGGGTTGGCCGGGGCGGCTTGGCCATGCAGGCGCTGCATCTGCTCGCCTAAGTTCCCATCTGGAATGCTCTTCCTCCCGATGCTCGCTCGAAATGCGATCCTCTTCTGGACTCCCTCCTCGCTCCTCACCATGTCCATGTTGGTCGTTGGAGTTTGCCAAGCATCCTGCGTCACCACCGCGCAGAGGTAGCCCTTGCCCAGCATGTGGTCGTGACTCTTGGAGCCAATCGGCCCAGTGTCCTTGTATTCGCTGGCTCTTATCGTAGGCCAAGATAAAGACCCGCTTGCGCTGGTGCGGTGCGCCGACTTCAGCCGCGCTGAATATTCCCCACGCCGTCTGGTAACCGATTGATTCCAGCTCTCCAATGACTTCTCGGAGTCCAAGGCTGATGTGTCCTTCGACATTCTCAAAGAAGCAGAGCTTGGGTCGCAGAATCCGAATTCCGTCTGCGATAAATGGCCAGAGGTGCCGAGGGTCTTCTGTGCCGAGCCGCTTTCCGGCTGCGCTGAATGGCTGGCAGGGATAGCCCCCAGTGAGGATGTCCACGCGGTCACGAAACTCTGCCCATGGGAAGGATTTAAGATTCGTCCAGATAGGAGCGCAGTCCATGAGTCCCGCTTCCATTTTTGCGACCAAATTCGCGCAGCAGAAGGCTTCGACCTCACAAAGAGCGACCGTGCGCAGATTTCGGATAACTCGGTGGAGTCCAAGCTCAATGCCGCCGTATCCGGCACAAAGTCCGAGGTGTGTAATTGTTTTGGGATTATCCACATTATTTCTTTCCCTTCATAGTGTTCTGGTTCCGCTCGATGTATTTCCGCACGCGCTCCATGTCGGCCTTGGCTTGCCGCGCCTCTTTAAGTGCATAGGTGTGCTGATAAGGCGGCAGCGGCTCCGCCCGTTGAATGCGCGGCCCGATCGGGCAGGCGTTGGCGCAAATAGCTAGTCGGAGGGTGATTTCAGGGAGCATGGGTTTAAAGAATTGGCGCTCTGGAAAAAATGTAGAGGCGCGTATTTGGATGCCATGGCCCCGGATTCATTGACTGCAATATGCAGGCATGATCTTCGGCAAACTTTTCAGCGAATTGCAAATAATCGCCATAAGGTTGCGTAATAACGCTCCTATCTCTTCCGATCTCTATGCTGCCCCAATGATCCCATAGCCCGTGATAATCTCGGTCGTTTATGAAATGCATCATATGCGACTCTCCCTTTTGCCACTTCCCCTTGCTGATCGCTGTTTTACGAATTGATGTTTTAAACCAGATCGGGATATGATGATGCTTGTAAGTCGGATTATATTCTAATACAGCGGCATGGCCTGTTTTAGTTTTCATGATTTATTTATTAAAACTAAAAAAGCTCTCCCCAGACAAAGTTTCCCTATATTCAGGTATCGCCATCAAAGCGGAATGCATAGCTTCCGGCTTAACCCCATCCCGACAAACGATGTGCCATGCCTCAATGTATAATTGAAGTAGCATTTGTCTTTTATTTAGCTTTTTACTACTAAATGACCCCATGCCTCGCCATCCGCTACAGGCTCCAACCGTGTTAACTAATTTAAAAAAATTGCAATAGCCTTTGTCTGGCCATGGGATCACCACTACTTGTCCTGGTGTTCCATAATGTCCATCACGCAATGAGTTCCATGCAATCATTGCAGATTTTAATGGGACATCTATAAAAGACGGGATTCTGCAAGCATCTAATTCTTCAAGAATGTCAGAATTTGTTTTTTCCATAATTAAAATGCGCGTATCTACGCCGCGCCCCGGAGGGTTGAATCAGAACGGGATGTCGTCGGTCTCTTTGGCGGGTTTGGCCTTCGGCGCGGGGGCCGAGGATTTGGGTGACATCCAGCGCTCGAGGGTGTTAAAGCGATGGCCGGAGTCGGCACCCTCCTCCTCGCCAAGAACGACCGTGGCCGTCTTGCCGATGAAATCCTCGGGCTGCACATCGATGTCCTCCCCTGGGATCACGGCGAACCCGCAGGCTTCGCGCACTTGGTCAATCTTCCACCCCGCTTTTTCGGTGAATGTCAGGTGCTCATGGACTTCCGGCCCCTTCGCGCCCTCGCCGATCTCGACGCGGCAGATGAGTTTGATCATCGGGTTTCCGGCCTTGGAGAGCTTCTCCATGGCGTTGACGATTTCGACTTTGTAGGTTCCCGGCTCGACGAAATAGACCGGCTTAGGTTCACTCTGTTTGTATGTAGGCATTTTATTTTTTGGATTTGATTTGGCGCAGGGTGGTTATCGGTGACCCTGCTTTCACCGCGGATTCATCCACTTCGACACCGGCATCGGCGCAGAACTGGCGAAATTTGTCGGCGCTCATCTTTCCGCCGAGGGCGAGGATGAGCGTTTCTTTTGAAACATTGGCGGAGGCCCGTGCGATGGCATCGGCCTCGACGAACTGACGGCCCGCGCCGGTCGTGACCTTCCAGCCGGGGATGTCCTCACCAGCGGCGAGGCGTTCCTTCAGAGCATCGAGGACCGGCTCGGCGATCTGCTTTTCCGCCAGCTTCCAGTTCGCGGCGAAGGCGGATAGCTCGACCGGATTGGCGAGGATTTGGTCGCGGATGTCGGAGAGCGCGAGGTCGGACTTGACCAAGGCCAAAGCCTCGGAGGATTGACGCACCAAGGCGCGGCACGAGTTGGCATGAGCACACCAGCCGCAATACTCATTCGGCGTCGGCTCCGCCAATCGGCTGCTGGCGTTTGCGATCACCGCCGAAACGGTCGCCTCGGCTTGCTCCCTCGTGAAGGTGTAAGTCCGCCTAACTCTCTGATCGACATAGACGACATGCGCCGTCCACGAGTCGGCGAAATGCTCGTGCATGCAGGCGAGGGCATAGCAACAAAGCTGATTTCTATATTTGCGAATTTGTCCGGTTTTGCAGTCGGCGACCCACTTAGCGCGAACACATACCGCATCCGCTGTGCCGGGTTTGGAAAGCCCCGGCACCTCCATGCCGAGATGCTCCTCACGGGTTTCCACATGGTAGCCACCGGACAGGGTGCGCAGTTCGGCAACGCCCCACTCCACGGCCATTTTGTCCTCATCATTGAGCGTGTCGAAGGTAGTCGGGTCATCGAGGAAAAGCTCACGCAGCGCCCGATCCAGAAGCGTGCCACGCTCCGCCGCCGGACTGGACCCCGGCGCACCCGTAAAGAGTGCGCATTCCTCCAACTTGTCTGTTATTGAAGGGGAGATTTCCTTGATCACGCCGCCACCTCCATTTGAGCTTTGGCTTTAGACACTAGTGCTTGAGGCCGCGCCACGATCTGCTGGCGCAGTTTCTCGCTGGCGTCGCGCCATGTCTGGCCCTCTTGGATGGATCCGTTGCCGGTTAGGAAGGCGTTCACCGCGTCCTCGTTGGCTTCCAGCAACTCCATGGCCGCCATCGTCTCGGCACCGAGGATCTCCACGGCAGGCGCCGAGGTTTTGGGTGCAGGTTTCCCGAACACATGCGCGACCGATTCCCATTCCATAGGCAACTCCTCGGCCAAGCCCGAGCGGGTCTTCGCGTCGTAAGCCGCCGAGTGGGTAGTCAAGATGATGCGCTCCTTGCCCCCGATGCCCTTGGCCTTGCCGTTCTCCTGCGAAACGGCCTTGGTTTTGAACCTGAAAAACCAAAGCTCGTCAGCCCATTCTTTGACCAGCGGCGAGGACTGCTTCGACAGCTTCAACTCGTAACGGTCATACGCGGCGAGGATGTCCGGCGGTTCGGTGCGCTGCACCTTGGAGTGCGCCAGGACAACCACATGCTTGCCGGCATCGATCAGCGAATCCAACGCGGTCAAAAACCGGCTCACCTTCTCCGCCGCCATCACCCACCCATCGCCATAACCGAAATCTTTAATTGATTGTTTCTTATGAGTGGCAAGCAACTCTTCGATAGCCAACCTTTCAGCCCAGTCTGCCGAGTCTACAACAATGGTTTGATAGTCCGTAGACTTGGCCTCTTGGATGCGCTCGCCGAGCTCTTTCCAAGTGGAACAATTTTCCGCACGATCCACATCGAGATGGGCACTTCCGCCCTCGATGTCGAGAAAGAGAGGATTTGGGAACTTGCTGGCGAAAGTCGTCTTACCGACGCTTTCAACCCCGTAAATGACCACGCGCTGTGGTCGCTGTTGTTTGCCTTTAATTATTTTCATATCACTCTGGTTTGTTTGTTGTTTGGTCTGCGTTTTTTGGGATCGCGCAGCCC